TACATTCGCTTAAAAAAGCGACGAATTCGTCCAAGTTTTTCACGTCTAGCTTGGGATTTAAGGGCACGCTGAACATGTGGCTCCATCTTTTGTCCGAAAGCAATTCCTTGCTCTATGTCTTCTTGGGTCATCGTATACTTATATCTCATTGGTTTCAATATGGGGTTGCCAGTAGCCTTGTTTTTCTTAGGGTGCTGTACCCATTTTTCAAAGGGCACTTGCTCGAATAGGTTTGAATCCTCGTAAACCGTTATGTACCCGCGGTTAACGCCTTTAAACTTCCACCCCATAGCCTCGTACTCAGTAAGTTCAATATAAGGCAAAGATAAAGGAACTTTATCTATAGGCATAATTATCCAAAACATAAATGAACCGCACACTTGCAGTTCATCCCAAACTTTTGGATTAGCTTGCAAATGAGCTACGTCATCAATGTGTACTGCCGCGAACATTACTGTAGTTCTTTTGGTGTTACGGCGGGGCTGTTTAACTTCAAATCAAAATCCCTACCATCACTTAGCTCTTTAACTGCGTTGGCTTGAAGAGTCTCTAGTGCGGTATTAACTCGCAAAGACCAATCCATAGCTACGTTTAAAGCGTATACAGCATCATCTTCACCCATCATTGTGATAGCGTCCATGTTGCCCGTACCAATTTTTCCAGTGGTAAGAATATCTAAAGCAGCTTGCTTTCCTAGACGGTTGCGCCATAGGTCACGCTCGTGTGCTTCAGTCAACTCTGGGTTATTCATAACGTCTTTAAGGTCAGTTCCGTCTGGAAGGAAGGCCTCACCGCTATCGTACATCTCTCGCATAGCCCGTAAGAAGTTCTCACGCTCAGCGTAGGCTGAAGACAGTCTGCGGTGGATCTTGATCAAATCATTACGGTTTGTTACTAGATCAAACTCTTTAAGTTTTGCACGTGCCGGGGTTTCAGCCTCGGCTAGCTCTTCTCTTGTAACTTCAATCTGAGCTTCTTGCTTAGCAATGTTCATAAGAAGGTTCTCAATGATTTCTTCACGAGAACGGATTTCAAGGAGGAATTGACGGTACTTTGCGTACGGAGTGATTTGAGCATCCCCAACAAAGTGCTTAATCTTAAAGTACGGGGTGTTGTGATCGGTGTGTAGGGCTAAATCTAAGATTTCCTTTGAGCGATCATCAAGTCCGTCCGTGGTGCTGGACATCTCTTTAAGAAGTTGGTCGTACCGCTCTTTTGCTGAGGTCATTTCGTAGCTTGTTTTGTTTTCCATGTAGTGATCCTATCATTAGTCGCGCCAGAAGCCTACTCCCGATGAGCGGCCTCCAATTGGGGAACCAGCTGCAGATCCAGTTCCAGATTGTGTTCCTGTTGGGTCAAAAGCGCCTCTAACGCCCGTATCTGTTGCGTAAGTAAACTTTCCTGAGTCATTTGTTTGACCACCACCGGAAGCGTTTCCGCCAGCAGTATCGTTATAGTGGCCAAGCATATACCCAGCAGTTTGACCTGTATTGAAATTTTCTTCTCCGCCCCACCATACAGGCTTCTGTGGTGTTGACACAGTTACCTCAGTTGTGTAATTCCATTTACGGAAATAACGGCCAGAACCATAGTTGCCCTCATTACCGCCATACCCAAAACCAGTTTTTGCGGATAAACCTTTTTGTTGGCCGTGGTTACCCGGAGAAGTTGCTGGAGTAGTTTCAGATTCTGTAGCCCATACTAGTTTTCGTCCAGTTCCGTCGTCTGTCCACCAATAACCATGGTTTTCCCCCCAGTGGCTTCCAGCAGTTCCTTGGGTCATAGATGAGGAAATAGTTCCAACATAAACTTCTGTAGTCATATTAAATTTTTGAGTAAAAGTGCCAGTGTTGTTACCGTTATGGTATGCAAAGAGGTACTCACCCGTTGGTCCAGTAGATTGAATAGTTGCACCATCAGCAATAGCTGTGCCTGAGTTCATGCTGTTGTTCTTAGTCATTGTAGTGTTGTTACGCATGTTAAAGCAAGAAGTAGAGGTAAACGCACCAACACCTTGGGTTCCAGTGCCGTTTGTAGCAAACACGTATGCGGTATTTTTAGTCTGTGCGCCCTTTGTGTAGTTAGCCGCTTCTTGAAGAAGATCACCGAGGTTTGTACAAGTATCTGTAGTATGGGATAACACGTTTACGTTACGCCATGCAACACCGTCTTTATAGCCCGCTGCTACGTAGCCAGTAGTAATAACTTGACGTGTAAGAAAGGGGATTACTCCACTCGACTTTTTACGTGCGCTAAAAACACCATTAACTGAGCGTTGGCTGCTAAATAGAGGCATTAGTCACTCCAAGTTCCTGCACCAGATGATGCCCCTGCGATAGCTGATCCGGCTGATGATCCAGTTCCAGACTGTGTTCCTCGGTACCACTGTCCTGAAGGTAGAAGCGTTCCAGATTCAGTCGCGTAGGTATATTTTCCTGAATTGAGAACTTGTCCCGCACCAGTGTATGAACCCAATGTAACGCCAATAGCTTGACCAGTAAAGTAATTCTCTTCTCCAGAATCCGCTACAGGTTTTGCTCCCTGCACGGATGTGGAGTTAGTTGTGTAATTATATCTACGCATGTTGTTTCCACCGCTGTAAGACCCTTCGTTACCAGCCCAACCATAGCCAGTTTTTCCAGGCACACCTTTTTGGTTACCGAAAGTACTTAGAGAGATTCCGGGGTTTGATTCAGTTACGGTTGCGAAGTTAAATTTACGTTGACCATCCGCAGCAGCGGAAGTTGTACTATCTGCCCAAAAAAGAGCGTCTGTTTCGTTCCAATAAGAGGAAACTCCAGATGTACTTGTTGATAAGCCTGTGCCGATAGATGTAGTCCAAGTATCGGTAGTCATATCAAGTTTATTCATATTTGCAGTGTTAGTTTGAACCCAAGCAAAGGTGCCAGTACCTAATAGGTCATATTGAACAGCCGCCTCAGGATCGTTCATAGTAGCTGGTGCGGTTTGCGTAGTTACCATCGCGTAAGTTTTATGGTTCCATTTATTTACGCCACCAGATGCAGCCATGCCAGAAGAGCCTGTACCAGAAGATCCAATTGTGTAGCTATAGGTACGGTTCATAGCACCGGTAATGTACCCACCAGAGTGTGTAAGAATGTTTCCACGACCAGTCGTGGTCTCTGATGCAAAGTCAAAAGAGTTGACATTCTGCCAAGCCACCGAGTCTTTGTACCCTCCAGCAACAAATCCCGTTGTAATAACTTGACGAGTCAAGTAGGGCAAAACACCGCCCGACTTCTTACGGGCGCTAAACACCCCGTTAACGGAGCGCTGGCTGCTAAACAAAGGCATTTAGTGCTCCTTAGAAGTTAACTGATGCGTTACCTAGAGCTGTCCAAGCAGATCCACGATAGATGAGGGTGAAGTTAAAGATATCAATCTTGCCTGAAGATGATGTTGGTGTAGGAGATGTTCCACCAAACCACTTAATTGTAGCAGCAGAGCCGTTAACGTTTAGAGTTGATGGGATGTATCCAGTAGCACCTTGAGTTACAAAACCAGTGATTGTAAATGTACGACCGTTAACTGTTGGTGCGTTTGTAATGCTCCAAGTCATAGCAGCAGAAGGTGTTGAGGTAATCCAGAAGATATTACCTGTTGAGTAGTCAAGTGCAGCAACGTTAGAAGAAAGCGCTACGTCGATAACATCTTCGGACATTTCTTGAACCTTGAGGTTACCAGCAATAGTTACATCACCTGTAAAGGTTGAGTTACCAGTTACTGCAAGGGTTCCACCAACGATTGAGTTGTTAACCTGTACGTTTCCGTAGGTAAGGCCAGATTCTGAGAAGTTAACTGATGTAGATGGCTTAGTTGTTGCGCCAGTAAATACTTTAAAGATTCCATTTCCGCCAGCATCGACTGCGTCACGAACTATACCTGCAAACTCACGACGAGCCGCTACGGAAGTTCCGCCTACTGGAGATACCGCAGCAGAAGTTACGTTAGAGGCTGTCTTAGCGTAAGTAAAGGTTGTTGATGTAGGAACCGCAATGATTGAGTAAGTACCGTTAAAGGTTGCATCCACGCTTGAAACAACTACTACGTCACCGGCACGGTAGGTGTGTGCAGTTCCGGTAGTAAGTGTTGCTACGTTAGATGTAAGGGCCTTGTTAGTTACTGTGTTAGTAATTGCAGATACGGTCTTGGCGTATTCAAAGATCATACCTTCGTCAATAATATCTGCTTGGTTACCAGCACCAGAGAAGATCATTGGCTCACCAACAGATAGGTTGTTAGTTGTAACCGTTGTTCCAGAACCACCGAACGAGATAGTACCAACAATGTTAACGTTACCCGCAATGTTCATGTCACCAGAGATACCCACGCCACCAACTACCTGGAATGCTCCAGTTGTTGCAGATGTAGATGGGGTAGCGATGTTAATTTTTACGTTTGCATTGGGAGTAATAACCATTTGTGAAGAGTTAGAATCAAGGCCACCAGCGGCAAAGATAATTTTATTTTGAGCTCCGTAGCCACCTGTTGCAAGAACAAGGTTACCGTTACCTGTAGTTCCTACAGGAGCAGTCATAAATATGTAACCATCGTTAGGACCAGTGATTGTAAACTCTGGGTCATTAAAGACAGACGATGTGATACCCATATCAATGTAACCAGAAAAATCTGTTCCATTGTTTGCATATGCTTGGAAGTCTGAGGAAGAGTTAACGCCAGCGGCTGTATTTTGGATTGAGAACTGAGCGTAGTCATCTGCTGCGTCAATCTCAGCAAATGCAATTAGGTTAGTAAATCCAGTTACGGCGCTTACTTGCTTTCCAGAGCCAGAGGCTGCTGTTGAAGCTAAGTTTGTACCAACGTTAGCATAGGTAAAGGTAGTGGTTGTAGGGGTAGCAATAATTTCTACTTCGCCGTCAAATGTGGCATCGCCAATTGCAACAATAACCTTTTGAAATGGGTAGAAGTTGTGAACTGCCGCGGTAGTAATCGTGGCTACGTTAGAGGTACGGGCCTTAAATGAGGTTGATTTTACGTTAGCGCCATTAGTCTCTGCAACTGTTACAGCATTTGCTCCAAAGTAAGGAGTTCCCTCTACATGGAAGTCGCCATCTACTACAGTATCTCCAGTAGTAGCGTCTACTGTGAATTTGTTTGTGTTGACAGCGATTCCGCCATTAGCGTTTAGCAGTCCTGTAAGCGTGGTTGAACCCGCTACTGAAAGATTTCCTCCGTCAACAATGTGTCCTACTACTGTTCCAGTTCCAGCTGGTGATACAGCAGCAGATGCTGAGTTTGCAGCTGAGGTAAAGAAACTAAATGTAGTATCAGTTACGCCAGTAAGAATGTTAGTACCGTTCCAACCAGCGCCTACGCCAGCTACAGTAACAGTGTCACCAACGTCAAAATAATGTTTTGCAGAAGTAGTCACGGTTGCTGTGTTAGAAGAAATTACCTTGTTAGTAATAGATACCGCACGGCCGCTTACTTCAACGCTTCCTTGAGCTATTACGTCGCCACCAACAGTGATATCTGCACGAGTTGCAAGAGTGGTTAAAGTTGGCGTGTCTGTCCAAGCAACGGCAGTGCCGTTTGTTGTTAAAATAAATGTTGCTTTACTACTTTGATCTGGGTAAGCACCGTTAACAAATAGATTCCAGTAAGTGGTATCTGTTGGGGCGTTTCCAGTTGATCGAAGAATATTAATGTATGCAGAACCACCGTAGCTAACTACGTCGTTTACTTGATAAGTTGTAGAACCTGAGTATTCGCCTTCGTATTGAAGGCCGTCTACAATAGTTGTCCAATAGGTTCCATTAGGTGGGCGGTTTCCTGTTGAATCTAAGATACAGATAAAGCCCTTACCGCCTTCAGTTACAAGGTCGCCAATTTTATAAGCAGTGGAGTTATTGTAAGTACCTTTAAAAGAGATGCCTTCCATCATCAAGTCCCAATAAGTAGCGTTGGTTGGGAGGTTTGCGCTTGTCTCTAGTGTGTACTTGTAAACATAGAGGTTACCACCGTAACGAACTACATCGTTTAGCTCGTAGGTTGTTGAGCCAGAGTAGGTTCCCTTAAAAACAAACCGAAGTTTGCCTAGGTCAATAATCTGTGCCATTAATTTACCTCCATATTTAGATGGTCAGCGTTCCAACTTAGCTTGATTAAGCTTGTGGTCCAGACCCATACTTTGTAGTCATTATCTCTTAAAATGTTCTCTTTTGGTAGGTCAACTACTGAGTTATCGTCTGAGTCGATCTTAGTGACAGTAAGGCGGCCTGTAGACGGGTCTAATTTCCATCCGTAGAAGGTTTTATCGCCAATTTCTTCAAGGGTTGGGTACCCCCCAATAGCGCTAGCTAGGGGGAGAGTATCTCTTGAGTCGTAACCTATTACCGTTGCTGATACTAGATCCGTGGGATTTGCAAAGCCTGGCACTTAGTCTCCTTAAACCGTTACTTGGTCTATACCTTGAACGTAAAAAGCTAAACCAGCAGAGCCGGCAACTTTTACTACGTCGGTGTTATTAACACCAAATCTAAAAGTTTCATATGAGTTATATCCGGATACGGGTAGTGCGTACGCAATTACTCCGTAATCGGCTACTGAAGCTCCTGAAGGCACAACGTATACAAATATGCGCCCATCAGTAGAGACAGTGTTTGCTGCAATTACTGAAATTAGGTATTTATCATTTGCTGTAAATACTGTAGTTCCACTAGCACCGTAAGCTACGTCGCTAGTTAACTTGGTTACGCCTAGGCGTTCAATAGCTGCCATTTAAAATCCTAACCACCATGTCGTTGCTAAGTCTGCACTGCCGCCGCCTTGACCTGCGGGACCAGTTGGTCCTAGTAATCCTTGTGGGCCTGTAGGGCCTGTAACTCCTGCGGTACCCGCTGCTCCAGTAGGTCCTGTTGGACCAAATGGTGCTGCGCCTACTTCTACCCAGTAGTTGTCATAGTATATGAAAGCTTTTCCAGTTTCTGGGTCAAACCATGCATCTCCAGATACTGCCACTGTAGGCAATGTTGAGTATGCAAAATTTCCTAATGGACCTGTTGCACCCGTTGGTCCAGTAACACTTGCACCTGTTGGACCAGTTGATCCAGTTGCACCTGTTGCACCAATTAAACCAGTAGCACCTGTCGGTCCTGTTGGACCTGTTGCACCAACAACACCCTGTGCACCTGTTGGTCCAGTTGATCCAGTGTTTCCAGTTAATCCTGTTGGTCCTGTTGGGCCAGTACTACCAATTAAACCGGTAGAACCAGTTGGACCTGTTGCACCAGTTAATCCTGTAAGTCCGGTGGCACCAGTAGGTCCAGTTGCTCCCACATTTCCGGCAGATCCAGTTGGTCCAGTCGCTCCTTGTAATCCTGTGCTTCCAGTAGGTCCTGTAGGTCCAGTAATAGTACTCGCCGCACCTGTTGGACCAGTTGGTCCAAGTAAACCTATTGGTCCAGTTGGACCTGTTACTGTAGACGCAGCTCCAGTGGCGCCAGTAGCACCTGTTGGACCAGTTGGTCCAATTAATCCTGTAGATCCGGTGGGACCTGTTGATCCAGTAGGGCCCACATTTCCTTGAGCTCCAGTAGGTCCAGTTGAACCCGTTGGTCCCAAGCTTCCTGTATTACCTGTAGGTCCAGTCGCTCCACTTAATCCTGTGCTTCCTGTAGGTCCTGTAGGTCCGGTTGGACCCTGGACTTGACCTACGTTATCCCAAGTAGCGCCTTCCCAAACATAGAGTTGGCCGCCAATTAAATATGCATCACCTTTAACAGGATTTACTATTGCGCTTAGCGCACCTACGTTAGCAAGTGTTCCCTGGATCTCTAAACCAGTTCCCATAGGGCCTGTAGGGCCTGTAGGACCCGCAACAGTAGATGCGGCTCCTGTAGGACCAGTTGCACCTGTAGGGCCTGTAAAACCCTGAATACCTTGATTACCTTGTGGGCCCGTAGGTCCAGCAACACCTGTAATACCTTGTGCACCTGTGGCACCAGTTGGACCAAGAGGCCCAGTATCTCCGCGAGATCCTGTAGGGCCAGTAGCTCCCATAGGACCTGTCGCACCCGTAGGACCAGGAACTGTAGAAACTGCGCCAGTTGCTCCGGTAGCACCAGTAGCACCAGTTGCGCCTACTGCTCCGCCAGCTCCGGTTGGGCCTGTAGGTCCTCGTACGGTAGACGCGGCGCCAGTGGGGCCAGTAGCTCCGGCAGGACCTGTTGCTCCAGATGTACCTGCAGCACCAGTTGGGCCAGTAGGTCCGGTTGCACCTGGGGGGCCAGATGGACCAGATCCTCCAGTACTTTCTCCAACGATTACAACAGTTGTATCATTAGGAGTGATTTCAATAATTTCAATTTCAGGCATTACTGCGTTACCTGACTTCTTGTAAATACTTTGCCTTGCAAGTAGGTTGTTTCAACACCCAAAGAAGTAGTCATTTGAATATCCCAATATGCAGTTTTTGGTAACTTAGCAGTTTCTTCTCCAGATAAAGATAGAGTAAGAGTATCTAGTATTCCACCTGATATTGATGCAGACTTTGTAATAGTAAATACTGCAACAACTAGTGGCCCTACTTGATTTGCGGGGTACGTTGGGAATAAACGAATTTGAGATAATGGGGTAAGGGTAGAGAGATTAGTGTTGAACTTAAGCTTGATAGCAAAGTCATCTCCAGCATACATAGACAGATCTCTTGTAGGGACTGGACTTGGAGGAGTAGCATCTCCATAATCTGGCATAGGCAAGTAAACTCTTTGTGGCATAGACCCATCATCAATTTCTTGTGGTCGGTAAATAGGTACATAGCGATTAGTACGTCGGCTAATCTTGCGAAGTGTGAAGACCTCAATGCGGTGCATACCAAGGCCAAGCAAAACGCACAGCTCTCGATACTGCTCTTTACGGGCAGTTACTATCTCCATAAGTTGTCTAAAACGTTCAGACCGCGGAATAGACACACCGTCTGGTGAAATAATGTCAATGTCAAAAGCTGAGTCAGTAGCTAGGGTGTATAAAGCCATGCTAGCGGCTAATAGTACAAGTGGGTACTCATCAATAACTGGAAGTGAGGTTAGTGTCGCCCTACTACCATTGGTATCGGTTGTGCTACGAGCATGATCACTAAAGGCAGTATTTACGTAATATTGAATTTCTGTATCTGTAAAGTACTTAAAGGCTGTGCCCGATATAGTTATTACCGCATTATTTGCTGGGGCGGAGGCTAGCTCTATCATTCCGGTAACTTCTTCTATTGTTGCTGTAGAAGCTACGTTAGTGCTGCCAACCTTGACTACTAAGGTTGTGCCCTTTACTGGGGCGTAAGTAAGTTGAAAACGTTTATTAGAACCGTCTCCTGTAAAGGTCTCTACGAAAGAACGACCCATGTCTCCGATTTCGGCACGAAGTCTATCTGAAAGAGCTGAAAGCGTTGCCACTAATCCTCCGACTTATCTGTAAATCTAATCATCCAAGCATTTTGAATGTTAGTCAGTGTAAACAATAAGAAGCCCACTCTGACAGGAGGGCGTTAGTCAGAGTGGGCAACCTAGTGGAGGCTTAGAGCCTGTCGTAAAGGTAGCCCTTCTCCTGAAGGTGTTGAGCCACTGCCTTAGACACTTTGTACTTCTGACCGGATTTAAAAGAGTAATGATTACCCACACCGATAGTTACAAAGTCCAAATCTTCCGCTACTCGAATAACTGTTGAGTCGTCAGCTGAGGTAACCCCAACATTTTCAACTTCATCAATAACAGTAGGTTCGCCCGGAACTGTCAAATCGACAACTTCTGTCTCCATGCGTATTGCATCAACTGCAGTTGCGATGGACATTTCTTCTGATCTCTTTGCTAGAGCTTCAGCATTTTGCTTAATTAGCTCTTCGCGTTGACGTCCTGTGACGTCTGTTACTTTTGCTTTTGCCACGATTATTATTCTCCTGTAAGTTTGTGTTGGGGGCGGATTTTAAGGCCCGCCCCCTAACGGGTTAAATTAGTTGGTTTCTGCTAGAACTACAGACTGATCTGTGATTAGACCTAGGCCGTAGATTGCGTACCAAGCAAGCGCATGCTCACGACCGAAGTCAAGGATACCGCCATCGCGGAGCTCAACTGGTAGAGAGATTGCGTGACCGAATGCATTGTCACCAATAAAGATAGCTGTGTAGCGATCCTTGTTACCGTTACCGGTCTTTGTTACTGGGGTTGTGTAACCTCCGCCAGTTGGGTAAGCAATGCTGCCAGCAGCAACTGCGGTGTCTGCAGAGTATCCTGAACCTGCACCGTTTGTTACCTTCTGGATCTGTGTGGTCTCGATAAATACTGTGTCGTATAGACGACCAATTTCACCAAGCATGAAGTTACCTGGAGCTGCGTACTTTGTTACTTCGATAAACTCTGGGTTGTCACGAAGCTTACGGCTCTGGTGTGGGTGAATGAATGCAACATATGTCTCACCTAGGCGAGGGATGTTCTTTGTTGCAAGTGTCTCTACTGCGTCCTTGACAACACCTGTGGTGAGGTCAAATGCGCCAGTTAGAGATGCACGGTTTGTACCAGCGGTACCTGTTCCGTACCAGTCATTTGCAGCTGAAAGACCTGAGCGGTCATAGCCGTAGATAACTGAAGATGCGGCCATGAGTGTGTCACGAGCCTGGCCATCTAGGTATAGGGCCATATTACGGCCAAGTAGACGTGAGGCTGAAGCCATTACGTCATCGAATGATGCGTTGAGTAGGAGTTCAGAAACAGCAATTGCATAACCGTGTTCAGCAACTGTAATTGAGAATTGCTGAGCTGTTAGTGCCTTAGTTTCCATACGAACGCCTTCAACAAGCGTACCGGCAAAGCCGAGGTTGTTGTAACGCATAAAGTTGATCTGAAGACCTGGTGCAACTCCTAGTTCTGTCTTCTTAACAGCGAACTGTTCGAAGCGTAGAATAGGCATTGACTGGAAAAGGATTTCCTTTGACCAGATGGTCTGAATTGCTTGTGTAAGCTGGCTGTTAGCGCCAGAATACGCTGTTGGGGCAGCGGCTAAATTGCCGGTACCAGTTACGGCTGATGCCATGTCGGTGTTACTCCTTAGTTAATTAATTAATTAATTGGTAGGTAATGTCTTTAAAACTACCCGAATATTCCCTTGCCACGATCAGTTGCTGCTTGTCCTAACAACTTACCGCGGTATTTTGCGTATTCAGTAACCGACATAGCGGCAATTTGATCCGCTGTGAACTGTTGTTGATCCGAATTAGTGTCGAGGGGTCCGGTCGGCGGCGCGGTTACCCGGCTGCCTGTCATTTCTTTACGAGCAGACTGCATAGCCTGCTGTGCAGAGTCAAGGATACGGGATGACCGATCCTTTAGTCCCGCGATGCTTGCTTCAATTTCTTCGGCATTATTGCCTGAAATTAAATCAAGAAGTTCCGGGATTACGTTTTCTCGCTCTTCTTGTAGACGACGATTGCGGTAATCAGTTACTTCTGCATACTCGCGCTCGCGCTCCAAAAGTTTGAAAGCTCTTTCACGTTCTTGCTTTTCTGTCTCAAGACGGTCTGCCCATTCCTTCTCCTTTGATTCAAGGAGTTGACGGACATCCATATCTTCCTCAGCCTTCTTACGGGCTTCAGTTTCCTGTTCCGCACGAAGCTTCTCAGCTTCCGCCAGACGTTCTTCGCGCTCCTTCTTCAGAATGTTAAGTTCTTCTTTCAAAGAATCTATCTGAGGATAGAGTTTGGACTTCTCCTGCTCTCTAACCCGACGAAGATCTTCTTCGGAGTAGGACTTATCAGGAGTTTGAGACTGCATTGGTGTTACTAGTGCTTCTGTTGCTACTGGCACGTCTTGGAAGAATGCTTCCTTGGCTGCCGGTGTATCAACAAGGTTTGTTGTTTCTGACATATTTATTCCTTAGGTTTAAGAGGTCGTTGTCCGAATAAGTGCCACGATGACCTGCGGATATCGTTTGTAGTAGGTTGACAAATTTCTTAGGTTTTGTCAGCCTAAACTTTAATCTTCCCCGTATTTCGAGTCTTCTTTACTTCCTCGACGTTGTGGGAGCTTAGTACCGTATGCTTTTGTTACTAAGTCTGTTTGCATCTGCTCAATTGTTTGAGCCTCAAATGGGGTTACTATTCCTGGTTGGCCGGAAGGTCCAGGCCCAATGCCCGCTCCAGCGTCTTGTCCAGGGGCCATTTCTAGGCCCTGTCCTTCAGGTAGTAGCCCAGTGAGTGATGCAATAGCTGAGTTGATCTGTGACTTGATGAGGTTCAAGGCTCCATCGGCCTTGGCGTCTTCTATAAGCTCTGAACGAATTTCTTCTAGCTTCTCGTCTGGGAACTCTTCGCCTAGGGTACGCAACGCACCTTCTCGGCTTTCCAAGTTCATGCTCATCTTTGTCTGGATTTCGTTCAAAAGAATTAGCTTGTCTAGTGGGAGAGGCTGTGGGAAGTGCACAGATGTCTCATAGGTTAGTGGATCATTAGGATCGCATACCTGTAGTTGATCCGATTTAATTGGGCCGTTAAAGTCTGGGTTGTATACAAATAGCTCTGGTTCCTTAACTGCAAGAGTTAAAAGAACAAGCTCGTTAATTCGCTTCAAGCCTTCGCTGTATTGAACAATCTTCTGGTTGTATCGGTTCATAAGCGGCTGGTATTGAATAGCCAAAGCAACACCTGAGGTGTTAGAAATTTGTTGTACTTGACCAAGTGCAGTTTCTGGAACACCGATCATTTCGTGCATAGATGTCTTAATAATCTTTAGGTACTCCATAGCACCTACAAGACCTTGTCCGCCACCTTCGAGGTTAAATACTTGAGCGTCTTTTGGTAGCCCGCCCCAGACCTTTTTAGGTCCCTTTTCTAGAGACGAGGCCTTAGCACCTGTAATAACAGTAACTGGTGCCGCATGGTAGTTAACAATATCTGAGATATCCGTAGCAATTTCATTGTAGCTACGATTTAAAACAATAATGTCGTGGCCGTCTGAAAGGCCCCATGGGGATCCAGAAACGCGTACGTTAGGTATATGAATAACCGGAACTGTTCCTAGTGGGTTTGGTCGTGAATCAATAAGTTCATCATTAATGTATTCTTCAATACGGTCATCTGTAAGGATTTCTGTATATGTGTATACCTGGCGTGTTCCTTCAAGGGATGTACCCCAGAAGCGATACTTAAGCTTAAAACGTATTAAACGTGAACGATCGTGCGGGTGAAACTCTGGGAAACAGAAAGAAGAGTTAAGAGGAAGAACACGCACACGTCCTGGATGAGTACGGCCTACGCTATCTGTAAATGCTTCTTCATAAGCAACCTTTACAAAGCAGTCTCCAGAAACGCCGCCTTGCTGGCCCATTTCCCACATAACGCCATGCTTGTCGTTATCTGTCTCCCACACTCGTTTTAGGATGTCAGGGATGATTGCTTCTGTTGCGTGAGGGCTACGGAATGAAGCTCCGCGACCAAAACTAAAATTTACTATGTAATCTGTGAAAGCTCTGTAATAGTTAAATACCATCTGTGCTTCGCCAATTTCACGGCGGTAAGCCCAATGGTGGCCAAGGTACATTGCCCAGTTAAGGGAGTATCTATTTAGGCGTGGACCATGAACTTCGAACTCTTCGTCAGCAAGTTCTACAAGTCCTAGTGGGGAAATGGAGATTGTTAAGTCGGATGAGGCTGCCCTGTAACTCGGTGGGCTAAAGTCAATACTCACTTGCCTTCACTCTCCATAAATCTACTTTGCCCTCTCATTTGATTAAACTATGCCCCGCTCTTTTTTCTCTCTCTTAATCTTTGAAATTTTTGCTTTTTTCTTATCTTCTAATTCTTTTTTAGGATCTCGTAATTTTGGATCTACTTCGTTGATTGAGCTTACCCAATCGCCGCCTTGTCTAGAATATTCTTGACTAGCCCATTTGTTGGCTGCTCTGTTGGTACCAGCGCCTGGGCGCTTTGTTGGATACTTAGCTTTTGCTTGTCGCATCAAGCTATTCCATAGCTTTTGATTCGCTGCTACTCTAGCCATTTATCTCCTAAATAATTACAGGTGCCCGGCTTCGGAGAAAGAGTACGAAGCCGGGTACCTATAAAGTATATCTTATTTAGTCAGCAACAGCTGCAGGGTTCATGCGTCCATAGCGTGATCCTGAGCGGAATACTTCCTCGATTTTGGTTTCTGCATAGTCGCTGAAAGTTCCTGTTGAGAACTCTCCAACATATGTAGGTGCCTCTACCCAAGCAGCAGATCCAACGTGAGCGCGAGCTCGCATGGTCTCTTCTGGGTATTTTTCCATAACGTTGACGTTATGGTTTGGGCGACCAGCTGGTGTGTCATAACCTTGGTTAAGACCGAGCTGGAAGTCATTTGGAACGTCTGTATCAGTAGCTACGCCTTCTTCAAAACGAAGTGGACCACGAAGTCCTGCTTGTGCTGCTGACATTTTACGCTCATAGACTGCTCCCGTGCGCTCTGGGAACGATGGAACTGGCGCAATGTTTTCTGCCATTTATATTTTCTCCTATAGGTTAAGGATCCTTAAGTAAGAGTTTGGTACTAATACTTATACTTTTCTGCCTAAACTCAAAAATCTTTACTTAAAGAAAGGGGATGCGCTTACCTCTACGGTAGGCATAACCATCTCTTGAGTTAAAGAACAAGCTAGGGCCAATGCGTCCACAAAGTCGTCGTGAGCATGCGCCTCTTCAGGAGCCGCCACTAAGAAATTAGGACCCTTATATTGTACTTCCGCATCGGTCATTTGTTGGTAGAAACGCTTCCACATACGTAATCTTCTAGTTTTGGCGTGAGCTGGCCAAGATATCATCTGGCGTTGAATTAGGGCTTGAAGGTGCTTCCAACGCTTTGACTGCTCTGTAGGGCTAGAAAGGGATGAGATTACCTGCGCCCTAGGTAGCAAAATCCTTAATCTTTGGGCTACGGCATCGCCTACTCCGTTAGAGTCCACAGCAACAGCCATGACGTCATAATTACCTAAAAAGTTAACTATTTGAAAATACTGCTCTTCCCAGTCATCCCCCTGGATTTCCATCCAGTTTAAGATGCGGTGGTCGTAGTATCCAAACTCATCTGGACGATCCCAGTCAACCCATACAACTGTAACGACTGTTGAGTCCATTTTTCTAGCTGGGTCAATACCGACTACTACAGGAGATCTATGCCAGCTTTTGACAACTTCTTGGGAAGTATCGCCAAGGTCATCCATAACAGATGAGGTAACGAACATTCCACGTTCTAGTAGCCATTTGCAGTTATAGGAGAGCTGGAACTCGTCAGAGTCCTCTCCAATACGCAACATCTCTTTTCTAATGAACTTCTCGTAATTAGGGTTAAATTTAGCTACATCTTTCCAGTCCCATTGAAAATGGTTCTGTCTAGAGGATCTGCCTGTCTGCCTACGCTTGTTTAGTTGAATAGACCTATAAAAGTTATTCTTATGTGTAGTTGGTGTTCCTGTCTTAACCATAGTCGCGTTGTAGTACGCGCCCATAGGAGCAATAGACTTAGAGACGATAAAGTCATCTGCTTCTTGACATTCGTCAATAACCATCAAATGAAAAGACTTAGACTCAATCTTTGCACGTGGGTTAGCTGTCATCATCATAAGAGATGATCCTGAGTTCTTTAATTTAATATTTCTTGTTACGCCGGGAGTTTTGACGGTCATGTCATCAATTTCAGCATCCCCTAGAACTTCTAGCGCACGTTCGCTTGTTAAGCGGGATACCGTTCTAGAAAACAAAGTTTCTGCCTGAGCTTGAATAGGGGCGAACATTCCCACCCATATACCGTCTGCAAACTTACTTAGTAGCTCTGGATACATTCTTGCTAGGCGAGGTAGCAGAACCATTAAGGTAGCGACAGTATCGGCTACGGTTTCTGATTTACCTGACTGACGTGAGGCTAAAGCTGTTACCTCTTCGCCATCGTTAACAATTACCGACTCAATAATGCGTCTAGCTAAAGGCTTTTGGTATGGGTGCAGGTCATGGCCTACTAAGATAACCATAAAATCCATGATCTTATTTACAAGTAGATTAACAAACTCTTTAGATAACTCGTCAAGCTCGTCCTCTTTATGAAGCTTTTCAAACTCTTCTACGTCGTCGTAATCGTAATCTTCATTGGGCGCATGGTCGACTTGATCTAGATCTTCGAGTTCACTTTCTTCGTCATCCTCAAAGTCTTCAAAATCAAAATCTTCTTTCATTGGGCCCTTTCACGTAAGGTATCGATTATCGCTTTAAGGGCTTCAATACCCACGTTTGCTTCTTCTAGATAGAAAGTGTCCCCACTTTTTTGCCAAGTGGACAAGTTACGACTAACTGAATAAAGAGCGTTTTCTGACCAACCTACTAGTTCAGCACTAGGTAAGATAGCAACTCTCTTTTCAAGCTTTGTTTTCTCTCTTTGTTCTTTCTTCTTTTTGAACATTTAGTTCGTTCTCCAAATCCATAGACCTAATAAAATCCCAATCAACCTCATCCTTTTTCAAACCCCTACCATTTATAGCGTAGGTTAGTGCTTGATTTTCTGAGTAACCGGTTTCTTTCCAGTGCCCTATAACTATAGCTTTACAGGTAAAGGGTACCCTAATTGCTAACCCATGGCCTCTTCTGAATGGTGCGTCAATCTCCTGCGTATCTGCAGGTTCCCATAAACCTTTAGGCTTATAGGGATAAGTAAGCTCGTGCCAGTAAAAATTACCGAAGTCTCGTGTTCTCATGTGTTCTTCTTTATCTGAAGGGCTCTTGCGCCTCTGTAGGCCAGGTACCGTAGTTTAGGGGGTAGGTCTGAAGTATTGGCAGGTCCTCTAGGTTTAAAGTTTAAATGGTCTGATATGTAAGCCCACTTACTACTTAAACGTTTAAAGTCTCTCCACTCGTCAATACTAACGTCATAATAGTTATAAATTGTAGAGTCTCTAAATACTAGCGTTAGTACTGATCTTTCTGGGGAGTAAGACGCCGCAACAGTTCTTGGCCTATCTATCATACTGGTTTGTGTTGGGACCTCTGTAAAATCCTCATCATCAAAAGATGCAGGGCTATACGCAGGATCTTCTTCTGGATAGATAGCGAGAGCATCATCGCCAGCTTTATAGGGCCCAGTTTGGTCAATGTTGTACCCGGCGCCTCTAGCGTCAATGTCTTTGTCTATATCCGACCCAAAGGTATCTAAAACCTCTGCGAAGTCATATCGGCCCTTTTCGTAAGCCTTACGAACATTTGCTGGCAAACCGTCTAAATACTTTTGCTGGTCTACTTGATTTCTTACACTACCAATCGCAGATCTTGCTTTTCTGGCAGCTATTTGTGCGGGAGTTAGTTTTTTTCTTTCTGCCACTTAATCACTCCTCGCAAATATGCGTCTCAGTTTGAGATTCAGTTAGTACTAGTTGACAAGCGTTACAGCTAAACCATTTTGATTCTTTGAAGTTATTCTGGGCCGTTCCTTCAACAGGAAGATCTTCTTCCCCGCTATCTGACTGGCGATCATATTCGTATATGATCTTTGGTTCAGCTAATAGCTCAGGTGGAAAAGGGCCCCTAGGTTGAGTTACCTTACCTGGTACTGGGTGCCCTTGACGAGTTATGATCCGTTCAATTCTCATTCAGCTGCTGGTGCTTCAGAGTCTGCCTGTGCTTTTTTCTTTACTGTCTTAATCTCTTCTTTTACTTCCTCTTTGATAGCTTCTTCAATTGAAGGCGCAGGAGGTGGTGTAACTACTGGCAACTCGTTAGTGGCGTCGCTAATAGAGTTTTTATACTCTTCCCAAGATAATTTCATATGTAGCTCCTTTTCGACCCTAGTTTACACGTAGTCTATGTTTTTTATCACACTCAACGGTTGCGTGACCCCTGTATTTACTGCTACGGTATATCCATGGCCCAGGAGACTGGGCCATCACTAACTACGTAACAAAAGGGTTGCAGTACGAACTTAACAGACAGACGTTAAGTTGCCTCATGTGAGTGACACACATAGGGTCAGAACTGGCCTTCTAGCCTAGGAGATAGTGTGCAAGGTAATGCTAAACAGAAAATTGGAATACTCGTACTATGTGCCGCACTTCCGTGGATCCCTCCAGCTATAGCAGCTGAATCAGATGGATCTACTGTAACTGTGGCTACGCCAGTAAAAACTGGCTTAGACCTATATAGGGGAGCCACCGAGCTCTCAGACCAAAACCTTAAAGACCTACTCAGCCAGGTAGGGTTCAAAGGACAAGCCCTCAGGATTGCCTGGGCGGTTGCCAAGAAGGAATCTAACGGTCGACCTACAGCCCACAACGGAGATACAAGCACTGGAGACAATTCCTATGGAATTTTCCAGATAAACATGCTTGGTAGCCTAGGGGCCGATAGGCGGGAGAAATTCAGCCTACAAAGTAATGCGGACCTGTTTGATCCAGTTAAGAACGCACAGATTGCTTATCACATGACCGATGGTGGTAGGGACTGGTCTTCTTGGAAGGTATACCCAGGACAGAGTAACGGAGAACGATACGAGGACTTTTTACAAAAGTTCCCTAAAAATCAACTCTAAATAAAGAACCCCCGGCTAATAACCGGGGGTTTTTTATTAATCTTTATCTGCCCACCAACAACCTAGTACGGTTGCCAGCACTAACGTAACAAGAAATATTCCTTGAAAGGTTATATGGGTTAGGTAATACATTACTTACCGCAAGTTGGGCACTTAGCTGCTGCTGGAGCTGATCCAGAGGCTTTAAACTTTGGGCGACCAAAGCCTACGATTGAAATCATTTCACCGGCCTTGTTCTTCTTGAAAGCACGAAGCTTCTTAGATACTTGACCGCCATTGCGTTGTGAGCCCTTTTTATCTGGGCTAGTGTTTCCTTCAATGCACCAAACAGTCCCATCTTCATTATCTTTAACAACAATGCCTACGTGACTAATGCGATCTACACCATCTGATGGAAAATCAAAATAAACGACATCCCCTGGTTCTGGATCTGCGATGTCTCCATCAATCCATGACCCAGCTTTCTTAAATGCCTGTGCTCCACCTGGAGTGTAGACAGTGTTAGGAATCTTTACTCCAGCTTCGTTAGCACACCAGTTTACGAAAGATCCGCACCATGGTTGAAAGTTAGACTTGGTGTAGGCGCCGTACTTAGTTTCATTGTCCTTAGGACCTTCGATAGTCCCTAATTCTGCTGTGGCAACTTCAATAAAACGAGCTGCTGTTCCTTGATCCGCCATTAGTCTTTATCCCAATCTGTATCCACTGGCTGTGCTTCTGGCATTGCGCCATCTGGCTTTGCTGCCAAACGTGCTGCTGTAGCATCAATCTCTGCTTCAAGCTTCTTATCAGCCTGTGTGTTCTTAGCGTCCATCTCTTTGTTCTGTAGTTGGGCTGCCATAACGTCTTTAGCGCCAGAAGAACCAATAAGAATGCCCGCGAGTGTTCCTGTAATAAAAGTAGCGATGCTGCCTAGAACATTGAAGAACATCTTGTCATTTTCTGACTGTGCTCCAATTGGCTGTGTTACAAACAAAAGGCCATAAAGAATGCCGAGTGATGTGCATAGCAAGATTGTTCCTAGTGTGATACCTAGAATAAACTTTAATCTAGCATCTAGATCTTGTGGTGTTAGCTTTTCTTTAGCCATTTGGTGTTCCTTCTGGTTGAGGGGTCTTAACTAAGTCTACAGGACAGGTTCCTGAAGCGGTACAAATAGGTGGCTTACATTCTGCTGTTTCCCAGTTTTTTGGGTCTTGGCAAGGGTATCTATAGAAACCTTGATAGCTACAGCTAGTTAATGAGCTAGCCAATAGCAAAGCAGCTAAAGCATAGCCAATTTTTTTCATTCTTCATCCTTTGGGTTACGTAACCGGTAAGTAACCGCCCACGCAAATAGTGTTCCAACAATCGCATATCCTACAATGGTTTTAGCTGACCCGTCTAGAACAACCCAGGCAATAAACATGCCTAGTAGTGTCCATAGCTGGTCGATCATATCTTTAATTATTTTCACGGCTTACGTCTCCTAACGCCTTTAGATTCTCCAGAAGCGCCACCGCCACCAGAACTTCCGCCCCCACTACTTCCTCCTGTTGATCCTCCAGCAGCTCCAGCAGCCGCACCTACGGCATTCATAGCAGCTCCAGCAGCAACAACAGTTGCAACAACCATATCGGTTGCTTCTTTACGTTCTTCTTCGGACATATCAGCACCGATACTTCCAAGTGCTTGTAGGGCTTGACCAGGGTCACTAAATAATTCACCGATTAATTCCGCAGGGTTCTCTAGTAATACAAGGGCTGCAGCAACGTCTGCTGTAATTATAACTTCATTGCCGTTTTCATCCTGCCTAACCTCAACAGGGGTCT